TTCTACCCGCGAACTCCAAGTGATGGTTTTTTCACTAAGAGGTTCGCGCACTTTTTAACCCGTTGATTTGAATAGATTTCCATATTTTTTCGACATGATGAATGCTGCAATCCCAGTTCATTGCCCCCTGTTCGCGGGAAGCGGTAGAAAAAGTAAGTCTTTTCAATGTTTTGGGTTGGAAGCGCATCGCCCGCCAGCAATGGCGGGCGCGGATTGAAACAGTGCGAGCTGCACGGTAACGCCGCGCACCGAGTGCATCGCCCGCCAGCAATGGCGGGCGCGGATTGAAACAAGATCATCGATGAAGGCGACATCAGCATGACTGACGCATCGCCCGCCAGCAATGGCGGGCGCGGATTGAAACTAAGATTAATCCTGTGCCTAAGTCTTTGCCGACACAGGCATCGCCCGCCAGCAATGGCGGGCGCGGATTGAAACAACTTTCGCCCACCCACATTGCAACGGCCCTCACGGCATCGCCCGCCAGCAATGGCGGGCGCGGATTGAAACCTTTGGTTAAGCGGCTTTAAGATTGACTGATGGCAGCATCGCCCGCCAGCAATGGCGGGCGCGGATTGAAACGACAAATAATCCGCTATCGGTGAAATATTGATAAGCATCGCCCGCCAGCAATGGCGGGCGCGGATTGAAACACTCCCTCCGGACTTGTTCCGGTTGACCTGCTTGCGCTACGGATTCGTAGGGGCAGGTCTTTTTTATTTGGATGAACCATCATGGCCACTGCAAAGAAGACGGTCGATTGGGAGTTGATCGAAAAGCATTACCGCGCTGGTTTGCTGACGCTCATGCAAATGGCGGAGATTGGCGGAGTCACTGAAGGCGCCATTAGAAAGCGCGCAAAGCGTGATGACTGGACCAGGGACCTGTCCGCAAAGATAAAAGCCAAGACCGAAGAGTTGGTACGAAAAGAGGCGGTACGAAAAGCAAGTACGAAAAACAGCCTTGTTTCAGAGAAAGAGGCTATCACCATTGGCGCTGAGGCTGCGGCAACCATTGTCATATTGCAGCAAGGGCGCATTGGCCGGCATTTGAAGGTGTCGCAGTCGTTGCTTGATGAGCTTGAGTCACAGACGATTGATAAAGCCTTGTATGAGCAGCTTGGCGAGATGATGCATTCACCCGATGAGCGTGGCATGGATAAGCTCAATGACCTGTATCGCAAGGTGATCACTACATCGTCGCGCATTGACTCGCACAAGAAGGCGGTAGAAACCGAACGGGCATTGATCGCCATGGAGCGCCAGGCGTTCAACATTGACGATGCGCCGCCAGAATCATCGGGCACTTACGAGAAGTTGGTGGCCGCACTTGGCTGAAGTTGTCACAGATCAGCAGCGCCGAGACATCACAGCTCGAATGGCGGGCGACTTTGGGGTTTTTGCTGCGCACATATTGAAGATCAGGCCAAAGTCTGGCGGTGGTGCTGTGCCGTTTATTTTAAATCCGGCGCAGCTTTACATCCACAAGAAGATCAGCGAGCAGGAAACAGATACCGGAAAGGTCAGGGCGATCATCCTGAAAGGCCGGCAACAGGGCGCCAGCACTTACACCGAAGGCCGCCTCTACTGGAAGATCAGCCACCGCTGTGGCGTGAAGGGCTACATTCTTACGCACGAGCAGAAAGCGACCGACAACCTTTTTGGCATGGTGCAGCGCTATTGGAACGAAGCGCCAAAGGATTACCGGCCGCATTTGGGCGCATCGAACGCCAAAGAGTTGGTGTTTAACTTGCTGGACAGCCGCTACGAGGTGGCAACCGCAGGCGCAAAGGATACCGGCCGGTCTGGCACGGCGCAGTACCTGCATGGCTGTCTGGCCGCCGGTACGCAGATTGTCGACGGAAACACCGGTCGGCTGCGGCCAATAGAGGCATTCACGACCGGCGACATGGTGCGGACGCACACGGGCGCGCTGGCGCCGATCACGTTCCGCTCAGCGCAGGAGAAGCCATGCATTGAGGTCGTGCTGCGCGGTTTGCGCGACTTCCCGCTACTGTGCAGCCGCGAACACAAGTTCTGGACGGCGCGCGGCTGGGTCGAGGGTGGTGACCTGGTTATTGGAGACCGCATCGGCTACCCGGTGGCTGAACTCGGCGGCGCACCGCTGACGCTGCCATTCTCCATCCCGCTGGCTGTGCGTGCGCAGCACGGAGGCGCAGAGACGCGGACACCTGAATCGGTGCAGGCCGATGAGGCGCTCGGGCTGTTGGTGGGCCTGTACCTCGCAGAGGGCTGCCTGCATCGCCAGTACAAAACTGGCGTGCCGAGCGGCGTGACATTCGCGATGCATGAAGATGAGGTCGACCGCAATATGGCCTGGGTCGAGGCGCTTTCACCGCTGTTCGCCTCTGCCGTTGCGCGCCCTCGCGCAGACAGCAAGACGGTGACGATCGACGCCTACGGCAAAGCTCTGGCCACGCGCATGCTTGAGTGGTGCGGCGAGCGCGACAGCAAGCGCCTGCCGGAGTGGTGGCGCGAGGCGCCTCGCGAGTTCGTTGCAGGCATGGTACGCGGCTATTTGTGCGGCGATGGCCACTTCAGCGCCACGCGCGATCGGCGCATCAGCGCCACCAGCATCCGTAGCGCTCTGACCATCGGTATGCGCGACGCCATCGCATCGCTCGGCTTCGGCTGGGCCGGCGTCGAGTACAAGTCGGCCGGCATCCGGCATGGACGCAACGAGAAAGAGGCATGGGTGCTGCGACTGTGCGGCGCCGGGGTTGATGGGCTGTCTCGGCTCTGCGGCAAGCCGTTCGTTGAGCGCGTGCGCCCTGACCGTCTGAACGCTGGCGCCGCGGTGCGCGATGGCTACGCATGGGTGCCGGTGGTCGAGATAACTGACGACGCGCCGCGTCAGGTCTACGAGTTCGAGATTGGTCACGAGGATCACTCGTACTGCATCCTGCACGGCGCAACGCACAACAGCGAGGTAGGGTTCTGGCAGCAGGCAGCGCAGCATTTTGCGGGTATCGGTCAGGTGGTACCTGATGAACGTGCTACCGAGATCATTTTGGAGAGCACGGCAAACGGAACGGCCAATGTTTTTCACGAGTTGTGGACCATGGCTATCAAAGGTAAGAGTGAGTATCTGCCGATATTTGTTCCGTGGTTTTGGCAGGCAGAGTACCAGCGCACAACGCCCGAAGGCTTCGAGTTGACGGTGGACGAGGTTGAGTACCGAGAAGCCTTCATGCTCACGCTTGGGCAAATGGCCTGGCGCCGAAATAAGATCGACACCGACTTTCGTGGTGACGTAAGCCTGTTCGACCGGGAGTACCCAGCCAGCGCCGAACTGGCGTTTGCTTCGAGCTCGCCGCGCAGTCTGATCAAGGCGACAACAGTAGCCAAAGCAAGGCGCACGCGCGATCTGGATGCTGTTGGGCCGCGCATCATGGCGGTTGACCCGGCTGAGTACGGAGACGATTACACGTCGGTGATGTTCCGGCAGGGCAGGGTATCGCGCCGCCTTGGTAAATGGAATGGCTTGGGTACCATGGAAACCGTGGGAAAGGTTGGTTTGATTGCCGACCGGGAAAAGCCTGATGTGATCTTTGTGGATGCAACAGGTGTCGGAACCGGTGTGGCTGATCGCCTCAAGGAAGAGGGTTACCCGGTGACTCGGGTGCATTTTGGCGAGTCTCCGCGTGACGGCGATCGTTATGTTTTGCGCCGCGATGAGCTTTGGGGAGAGATGAGCGAGTGGCTGGAAGACGGCCCGGTGTCAATTGAGGATGACGACGACTTTGCTTCACAGCTCACCAGCGTTCAGTATGGGTATGACTCCAAGCGCCGCATAAAACTCGAGTCCAAGGAACAAATGAAGGATCGTGAACTGCACAGTCCGGATGACGCAGATGCTTTGGCCCTGACCTTTTATGGTGCTGGAGCGGCTAATAAAGGCCAGGATGCTGCTGAGTTCAGGCGAAAACGAGGAATTTCACGATGATCAAGACTTACCCACAATACGATGACAGGCAAGGAGATGCATCGCGCGACTTCGCGGGCGCCGGTAAGTTCAGCCTCTACGCTTTGGAGCGGATGATTCGCGACTGCGCAGAGCAGCCCGACTGGCGCACGCGCGCGGCCATTGCTGGGGCTTATTACGATGGCAAGCAGTTGACAGAGTTGCAAAAGTACAACATTCGGTCAGAGGAACTGGAAGAGCGAGCCATCAATCTGATTCGCCCGGTGATCAATTCGGTGCTGGGGCAGGAGGCCAAGAGCCGTACTGATGTGAAGGTGGAGGGTGATGCCGATGAGTATGCCGATGTAGCAGAGGTAATAAGCGCCAAGCTCAAGGAAGCCGAGCGCGAGACACGCGCGCACATGGCGGTGTCGGATTGCTACGCCTCAATGGTCAAGAAGGGCCTGGGCTGGGTCGGCGTGAGCCGCAACAGCGACCCGTTGGCCTACCCATATCGCGTGGAGTCGGTGCCGCTTGACGAGATTTGGTGGGATTGGCGCGGCCAGCGTGGCAATACCTTGCTGGACGGCTGCCGCTGGCTGGTGCGCAAGCGCTTCATTGACCTCGACGAGCTCGAAGCCGCCATGCCAGAACACAAGGATGTGCTTTACCGCAGCGTGAATGGCTGGGAAAACTGGCTGGACACGGGTGGAAACCTGTTGAATGAGCCCGATCAGGTGACGATGCAGGGTGCATTCGAGAATGAGCGCCGCTTCAATGTGACGGTATCGAAGCAGGATTGGGTTGATTCTGCTCGCAAGATGATCAAACTGTATGAGGTTTGGTACAGGGTACCGGCAACCGTTGTTGTTCTGCACATGGCTCCCGGCAAGATTGTGCAGTACGACGACCAGGACCCCAGACATGTGGAAGCCGTGGCCCGTGGGCTGGTTAAGGTGTCCAAGGGCATCACGTCGCAGATTCGCCGCGCGCTGTACGCTGGCCCCCATCGCTTGCTTGACGAGGGCACCAAGAAGAAAAATTTCCCGTACATCCCGATGTTTGCATTCCGGGATGATGAGGACAAGAGCCCATACGGACTGATCGCCGGGATGATTGCCCCGCAGGATGAGTACAACGAGCGCCGCCTACGCATTCAGTGGATGCTCAAAAGTCGCCAGGTGCAGCTTGACAGCGATGCACTGGACACCAATTACAACTCGATTGCCGACATTGCAGACGGCATCATGCGCCCGGACTTGGTTGTGATCACCAACCCGAACCGCCAGAACAAGGGCACTGCGGTGTCAGTCAAAAACGAGCTGAGCATGCAACGAGAGCAGTTTGACGTGATGGCTGACAGCAAGCAGTTGATTCAGGACACGGCAGGACGTTACGCAAGCCAGATGGGCAGTGCCACAGTTCAATCCGGGGTGGCCAACAGCCTGTTGATCCAGCAGGGTGAGCAAAGTATGGGCGAGATGAACGACAACTATATGTTTGGTCGGAGAAGTGTGTTTGAACAACTGGTGGACGAGATCATCCAGGACCACAAGGAAGAGCGCATGCAGGTCCCAATCGGCATAGGAAAGACGCGCCGGGTGGTAGTTTTGAATGACTGGGACCCACAGGGTATGCCGATAAATCAGGTGAAGGATGCCGACATCAAGACCGCATTGGGAGAAACACCCAATACCCCAGCTTATCGCCAGCAGACACAGCAACAGGTGGCTACGATTATTCAAGCCCTTGGCAACAACCCGCAGGCGGTGGCTATTCTGGCACCCGCGTTTCTGGAGTCCACCAGCTTGCCCAACCGGCAACAGGTGGCCGACGATTTGCGCAAGGCCAGTGGCCTGCCCATTCCGGGCGACAAGGCAGGGCAAGAGAAAGCAGAGCAAATGCAAGAACAGCAACTGCAGCAGAAGATGCAGCAAGAGGCCGCATCCGCCCAAGCTATTACCGACGAGAAGGTAGCCAGCGCCGAACGCAGCCGGGCCAGCGCACGCCAGTCCAATGCCGCAGCCGCATTGATTGAGCAGCGCATTAAGTCGGGTGTGTCAGATGACGCTGATCGGGCACTGGCGGCCAAGACCTTGAGCGAGGTTGAACTAAATGAGGCCCGCATCCGGCAGATGGCCCAGCAGTCGGAAGACCAGATGATTGAAGACGCCTTGAATGAGGCGATGGCTTAGATCGCCAACCAAAACCCGCACAGAAGCCAGCCTGGTGCTGGCTTTTTGCATTTTTAGCCGCCGCGATGTGAGCCACGCAGCGCGGCGTGTACCAACAGTGGCAGCCGTCCAGCGTGATTCGTCAACGCGCTGGACGTGATCAACGACGGCGGCTGAAAAGCCTCGGCATCCGGCCGCAAACGGAAATGAAGGAGTTATCAGTGAGCAACAACCAAGCCGCGTTCGACAAGGACGAACAAGCCATCCTGAGTAATCTGGTGGAAGAGGTGGATGCTGTGGAGGTCAATGACCAGCCAGCAACCCCGGAAACACCAGCCGATCCAGCAGCAGAAACACCCGCAGCCCCCAAGGCTGTCAAGACCGAAGAGACGCCAGCCGTTGCAGAGCCCGCACCGCCCCAGGGCGATCCCCGTGCCGCTTTGCGCGCATCACGCCGCGCTGAAAAGCGACTGCGCGATGAACTGGACCATCTTCGCAGTGAGAACGAAGCCCTCAAGCAAGGAAAGACCCCTGTTGACGTGAACATCACCGACGCAGAACTGGAAGAGCTTGAAGCCGATTTTCCGCTGCAGGCCAAGATTGTGCGCAAACAGCGTGAGATCGAAGCCGCCTTGCAAGGATCCAAGACGCAGGAGGCACGGCCTGAGTTCGAGCCTCCAAGCTACGACCCGGAGCTTCAGGAGGTGATTGATGGTGTTCCCGATCTGGTGGCCTGGCAGTACGACCCAGCGCAGCAAGACAAATTCTTTCGCGCAGTGGAGTACGACAAAGCCCTGTCTGTTGACCCGGACTGGCGTGATCGGTCGATCACCGACCGTTTTGCCGAAGCCGCCCGCCGTTCAAAGGCTGCACTGAGCCCTTCATTCGCTACACCAGCAGCAAATGCTGCACCAAGAAACAACCCTGCCGACGTGATTGCGGCTGCCCCAGTTCAAGGACCCAAGGGCATCAGCGATTTCCGAGGCGGAGCACCTGCCAATACTCAAACGGTCAACTACTCTGGCATGTCGGATGAACAGATCATGGCATCCCTGCCGGTTGGCTGAATGAGGCCAATTTAGGAGACTTCAATGTCTACAACCTCTGTGCCACGCGGTAGTGCGCTGGCAAACAAGCAGTTTTCTACTGCACTTTCTGCAATGGCTGTACGCCAGCCGACGCCCTTGGCGGCCTTGACCGGCCCCATGCCCACTCATGACGCTGCGATGCGCAAGCTGAAACAGCAGACCACCACGGAAATGCCCATCGTGCGTGTTGATGAGTTGAGCAAAGGCCCAGGCGATGTGGTGCAAGTCGATTGCGCCCACGTTGTCAAACTGCGCCCCGTCATGGGCGACCGCAATGCCGAAGGCATGGGTGCTGCGCTCAAGTATTCGTCCAAGGACGTGACGCTTGACATGGCAACCCTGCCGGTGTCGGCTGGTGGCAAGATGACCGCGCAGCGCACGCCCCACAGCATGCGCCTGAATGCCTTGGCACAACTCAAGCGCGCGATCCCTGCCTTCCGCTGGCAGCGTTGCCTGACCTTGCTGGCGGGTTCTCGCGGCAAGCAGGATGGCACCGACTGGGTGTTGCCACTGACCAGTGATCCGGACTTCGTGGAGATGATGGTCAACGCCGTCAAAGCCCCGTCGTACAACCGTCATTGGGTGGTGGACGGCACCGGCCTGGTGCAAGGTGGCGCGCAACTGGCGTCGATCGACACGACCGATGGCATGAAGCTGTCGCACCTGGACGAGCTCGCCGCCATTTGGGACGAGATGACCATCAAGATGGCGCCGATCCAGATACCGGGCGACCCGGCTGCTGGTGACGATCCCATCAAGGGTGTGCTTCTGGTTGACCCGCTGGTGTGGGACTCGATCATCACCGACACGACCGCCGGAAACAACATCCGTACTTTCGAAACGAATGCTGTGCAGCGGGCCAAGTACGGTGACTTGAGTCGCCACCCATTGTTCTCTGGTTCCCCGATCCTCTGGAACGGTGTGCTGGTGCGCAAGATGCAGTACGCGATTCGCCATGATGCAAGCGATCTGGTGGCGCATGTGACTGCAGCCAACCGCTTGTCCGGAACGGAAACCAACGTGACCGTGGCTGCCGGTTTGTCGACCACCCACCAGGTGGCACGCTCGATCTTCTTGAGCGCGCAGGCTCTGGCTGTGGTCTCTGGTGCCAACCAGACCAGCGAGGAAACCTATTCCCTGCTGGAAAACCGTACCAACTTCGAGCGCAACCTCGAACTGGCCGGAGAGATCATGGGCACCGAGGACAAGCTGCGCTGGGCACTGCCAAATGCTAATGGCGACCTGGAAGTTACCGACTTTGGTGCCGCCGTCATCGACAGCGTTGTCAAGAAGCGCTCGGTCTAACCAGCAATGAAGGGCTTCGGCCCTTCGGTCTGAATTTTTAAACCATTTCAAGGAGCCACATCATGGCAAATCTTTACGGCCGCAAGGCAAAAGCCCCGGCGTTCATGCCGGTTGATGGTTGCGCCATCCAGATCAATGACACCATTGCTCTGGCCGCCAACCCCACCGCTGGAGACGTGATCAATTTCCGGCTTCCCGCTGGCATTGAGCTCGGAAGTCTGAAAATCAAGTGCAGCGACATCGACACGAACGTCGCCCCCACTGTGGTGTTTCGCGTAGGTTACACGGCGTGTGACTCAGACTCTGCGTTGGTCGCTGACAGTACCGCGTTTGCGGCTGCTGGCCAGACCAGCGCCCAGGCTGGTACCACGCTGGATTGCAGCTTCCACCCGATCAAGTTTGAGGAAGACGTGTATGTCACGGTGACCATCAATACCGCCGCCGCCACATTTGCGGCCGGCAATATTTCGATGATTGCAGTGGGTTCGGCTATCGGCCCGAAGTAAACCCACTTCCAAGCAACTGAAATGGCTGGCCTGTTTTGGGTTGGCCATTTTTTATTGGAGACCCCATGGAGATCAAATATGTAGGCCGCAAGCAGCAATGCACCGCTTTCAAGGCCGACACGGGCATTTCCTGGTTGCCCGGCGCCGTGCATGAGGTGAAAGACGCCATAGCCACCAAAATGCTCAAGCACCCCGATGTGTTTGCAGCTGTCGCCAAGGCCGTAGAGCCAGAACAAAACGAAGAGCTGGACGATGTTGGTAATCCAACAACGGAACTGACTCCGCTCGAATCCATGAGCAAAGAGCAATTGCAGCAACTGGCCAAGGACAAAGGGCTTACCGTGCACCACAAGTCTGGTGTTGCGTCACTGGTAAAGACCATTAAGGGCGCGTGATGAAAGCCTTGAGCCTGTTTTACCCCTATGTGCTCCCGGAAGTGATTGGCGCACCTTATCCCATTGTAGATCAGGCCATTGTGCTGACGTGCCGCGACTTCTGCCAGCGAACCGCCGTGTGGACTGAGTGGATGGGTGCCATACCGCCCGGAACTTCAAACCGCTTTGAATTTGACATTGCCACATCGCAAGAACTGGTGAAAGTTGTCAAGGCGCTGGCAGGGACCACCGAGCTCGATGTGCTGTCATACCGCGATGTTCCTCCTGACTGGATGGACGCGACTTCAACCAAGTTGACCAACAAGCTGGTGCACCTAGAGGGCAATGAGTTTCTTATTTTCCCGCTGCCCACGGAATCCATTTACCTGCAACTTGCATTCAAGCCCACCGTAACAGCCGCAACGGTGGGCGATGTTTTGTATGACAGCCACGCCGAAGACATCGGCACAGGCGCCAAGGCTAGGATGATGACCATGCGCGACATGCCTTTCAGTGACATCAACTACGCAGCGGTCAACCGCCAAGCCTACGAGGCTGCCATTTCGCAAACCGCAAATCTTGGTTTTTCCCACCGCTCCCCTGGAGCCCGCGTGACCAAGAAGTCACGAATTTAACCCCATGGAGTCATCATGACCATCGCCGCTTCTTCCATCCTTCGTCGCGCAGTTGACCTGTTGCAAGACCAGACCAGTGTGCGCTGGCCCATGCACGAGCTGGTGCGCTACCTCAATGACGCACAACGCATTGTGGTCAAGGCCCGTCCTGACACCATGAATACGGCAACGACCATGTCGCTGGCGGTGGGTGCACGGCAGTCGCTCAAGAGCGCTACAGCAGACACCGCTGGCACTGGGCCACTGGCTCCCGTCCCGTCCAAGCTGATTGAGATCACCCGCAACATGGCTGGTGACTTGTCGGCGGTGACCAAGGTCGAGCGCAAGATGATGGATG